CAGCGGTTTCTTGGAGTACCAGTCCAGGATGTAGAAGCAAAAACGGTGAAGGTTGATGGAAAATGCTACAAATACCGCGTGGAAGATGCAACGTGTGAAATCGTGTCTCCTTCATAAACAATGGACGACCAGACCTCGCTCGACGCCCTGTTGCCCTCGCCCCAACTGCCTCAGTCGATGCCGCCGATGGCTGGTGTCTCCGGTTCGGATCACATCGCCCGTACGCACGCGTCTCCTTCCTTTAAGCCGTCGCTCCCCATGATGCGAATGATGTGGGCGAATCTGACACTGTATATCTCGTTCTTCCTTGCCACTGTGCTCTTGTCCTTGTCCGCGCCGCGCGATCTCCTTCTCCGGTATATCCCGAATGCGTATACATCTGGCGGGGTAGTGTCATGGCAGGGTGCTGGAGTTCTGGGCGCAGCTGCAGTGGTTGTGTCTCACTTGCTGAATGTATTCCTCCTGAGTTTCCTGGGTTAAAATGGATGCCGTACTGTCCATGCATGGATAGCATAGAATGACGACTCCACTCCTCTCCGCATCCGACATCCAAACGATCCTTCGTGCTCCCGAGGAGGCTATCAATGACCGTATCGCATACGCACACATCCTCCACTCCAACTTGGTTGAGACTGCAAAGGTCGTCGATATCCGGCGGCGCTTCTGGGAAGCCAGGTACTATGGGCGCCCAACACGTTTCTTGCTCACGCGGATCCCCGTTGAGGCAGACCTGCATAATGGAACTCACATTTCGACGGAAGACCTTATAAATGAACAGTCGGTCATGGACCGGCTCGAGCAAAGCTGCGGCAAGTACGTACAGGCTACCTACGAGTTGGAAAAGAGTGGGCATTTTATTCTTATCTACCTAGAGTTTGTTCTTCCGAAATCCGTTTTGAATCCCGAGGAGGTCATCATTCCTACCACAGATGAGACTGCAGAGGAGCGTGCACTCCGGAAGGAGACCAGCTGGTAAAATGGATTTGGTGTATCAATAAGAATGGAGGATGCGAAGATGTGTCAAAAGTGCAAGTCCTACGTACATGATGTGCTGAATACGCCGTTTCCCTACAGTGATTTTTACTACGGGTTCTACAATCTCAACGTTCCCAAGCGAATTCTCCCGGAACTTATCGATGAGTTTCACCGAGTTGTTGTGGCTCACGACTATGAAGATGAGGCGTCACCTCAACAGTCCCAGCTGATGTACCTTAGCATCCGATTAGTGGAAGAGGGTCTTGTCCGCAAATTAGGGATTTCCTATCACGGTTCGATCGGGCGCGGAAAACCAATGCATATGGCACTGAATTGGATTCGATACTACTGCATGTGCATGAAGAATATCCGCGCGCTGCATCACGAGCATTCTGGACACTTCAAGGAAGGTCCGATGCCACCGCTGAGCCAGGAGATCATTGATCGCTATAATAAAATGGATCTGCTCGTTGTATCCAACAAGAAGTTACACAATGGATAGTTATACTGCAAATGTTGTTCGCATTCTGACGAAGAGACTCGACGAGCTGGAGACACGTGTCGCCCGGTTAGAGAAGGAACTCAAGCGTGAGAAGTTTATCAATCTACCGAAGGACATGACCCTTCAAGAGCAAGCGAAGGCTCTGGTAGAGCACAAGGACACGCCAATGACGTACTCTGAAATGCGCGAACGTTTCGGTTAAAGACATCCCGCTCTAAATCAATATGCAGTTCCTCAAACCGAGATATCTTTACGAGCCTCCTGCATGGTTTTATTCGCGCATCTTAGTTGGAGCAGGTGAAATGCTCACACCTGCTTTTTTTCGTAGACACAATATCACCCACGTTATTAATTGTGCATTTCCAGAGGATTCCCCTGAATGGTTCCGGAAAGCATATCCAACTCGCTATGTATGTTTATCTGCCCACGATTCAACTGTCGTTGATATCCTTACCTGGTATCCAAAGTTTGATGAGACTTTGACGGCTTTTTTGCGTGACCCCAAATGCGGTACGGTGTTTGTTCATTGCCAGTGTGGCATTAATCGGTCAGCATTCTTGACTCTGACCTATGTGACGAAGCATTATGGGCTGCCGTATGGAACTACATTCGCTTCGTTGAAACGCCAACGTCCATGTATGTTTACGAATCCAGTCTTCAGGAAGCAAACAGAAGAGTTTGTAAATGGACGTGTTCCGAATTCGCAAGACGAGGGAGCTGGGGAACGGCGGATCTTCGATGGGGACCCTGGACTCAGTCCATCGGGAACAAGTACAGGGACTCCGTGATTCGGGGTCAAAGCAGGAGGAACTGAAGGTCAAGTTAGCCGAACTTCGAAGTCAGCGCGAAACACTGAGCACGGCAACCGAGCTCACCGAGATTGTCAAGTGTTCACAGGTCGATTCGCAGATTCGCGACACAGAACAGGAATTGTCCAAGGCAAATCCAGTCGAGGAGTACTATATGAAGAATATGGACATCCTGATGGATTATTACGGAAAGGAGACCACTCCGTCCCAGCCCTCTTTACCTCCTAAAGAATCCAATACATTCCTCAAATTCTTTGTCGCAAATACGCCAGCCGTGGATACCGGTTTATCGAAGAAGCAGATCTTTGACGAGTACGTTGCGAGAATGAAGCTTTCCAACGGTCCTGAAGCCACGCAGCTCTTGACCGAACATTGCGTTGCCTGCAATGTGGCGCGCGAGGAGATTAGCTCGGAAGGTATTTTGGTATGTCCGTCGTGTGGATCGGAGGAGTATGCGTTGGTTGTGAGCGACTTCCCAAGTTTCCGTGACCCACCCAAGGAGCGGAACAACTACGCCTATAAGAAGATTAACCATCTCAATGAGATCCTTAATCAATTCCAGGCGAAGGAATCGACCATTATTCCCGAAGAGGTGATGAACGAAGTGGTGTTGGAGATCAAGAAGCGGCGTATCGACAATATTGCAGACCTGTCAGAGGAAGATACGCGTCAGATCCTGAAGAAGTTGGGACGGTCCAAGTACTACGAGCACCGTGCTCACATTCTGAGCCGACTCAATGGAAATCCGCCTCCGACCATCACCCCCGAGATAGAGGAAAAGGTCCGGGCAATGTTCCAGGAGATTCAGGCACCGTTCTTGCTGTACTGTCCCAACGACCGCACCAACTTCTTGTCGTATTCGTATATCTTGTATAAGTTCTTTGAGTTACTGGACTTGGATGAGTACAAGGTGTTCTTTCCGCTACTGAAGTCCCGGGACCGCCTGATCGCTCATGACTTGATCTGGCGCAAAATCTGCGATTATTTGAATTGGCAGTTCATAACGTCTGTTTGAGAGCCGCATCTCGTTTCTCCTTGGCTTCTTCCAATGTCGTAGCGGTGCCATAACTCTTTTCGACCCCCCTTGCTCCAAACCGAATTTCGTAATATCCAGATCCTCGTTTATGCCAACGAAGTCCGAACATCTCTCTAGTTTTGCATGTAGTATTCAAGTTGTTCTCGCTATGGGTTACCCACCGAAGGTTCTCAGCTCGGTTGTCTGTCTTAATCCGATTAATATGATCAACAACATCTTTGTTATCTGGGTTTTCAACAAAAGCATCTGCAACCAAGCGATGAACTGATTTCTTTACATTACCGGGCTTCACAGAAAACGATATAATCTCATATCCACAGTTTGATATGAAGGCAATCAGCGTTTTTCTAGGTCCTTTCACTTTTCCCATATTTGACACAGAATACTTTTCATAACCAGGTATCTGTTTCCAAACTTCTTCCATTACAATCCTGAGCATATAATATTTAAACTCGTCGTCGCCATAAGTAATGCCGCCTATACCATTTCCTTTTCCCGAGGATAAACTCGTCGCCGTTGATAGCTTACAGACTGGTAAATATTACTATTTCGAAGACAGTCAACACCCCGGTAATGTGCTTTCTGGTCGGTATGTAAAAAAGGGTCCAGCACAAAATAGTCCTGGAACTCAACAACTAAAATGGGATAACGTGCATCTTTATCAAATGATTTACGATGGTGGAAATACCTTCGTTGGTCAACAATACCGCAGATTACCACGAGGCTACAGCACTTTTATTCCATCTGATGCAACATACATCCCTGCAACGTATCGTGAACTGAAATCTCAAGCAAAGGATTTGGCGGCGGGTGAAGTCGCTGGAATTCTGCGTCACCCTGATAAGACGGTTGGACTTGCACCTGAAGGATCTGCGTTGGATGACCTGTTGAGAATCGGAATCCTGCCCGGTCAGGTGGGTCAGTTTTTGACTGATGACAAGAACATCATTAAGGGAAGCAAGGGTGAAGTGAAGCAGAGTCTTCGTAATATCGGAGACAAGATCAAGGCAGGTCCCGGAGGTCGTCGCACACGGAGACGTCGTGCGCGGAAAACTCGTCGTCGTGTATAATAAAATGGCATTCTCCTGGGCAGATTATGGGACTCACGATCCTGGCTCGCCACCACCTCCGGCATCCACAGCTGCACCACTTACTGCAGAGGAGAGGGCTCGTATGACGACAATTATGAGTCAGTCCGTTCCGTCTCGTCCTCTGACAGCTCTCGAACAAGGTGGTTTTGGCGACGGCGACGCGATGAGTCGGTCGGAGTACGACAAAAACGCGCAAATCAAGGGTTCTCTCTGGAGTACAATCTCACCTGCGATGTTGGCTAGAAAGGTCTTTAACAAGGTCCGTAGCCAGCTCGCACAAGTGAATCAGAACCAGACGTTTGTGTATGATGATGGACCGGGAACGTTTTATCCAGGCGGAAATACTGTACTCGCCCAGATAGACCGGCAAAATGATAGGTGGGAGACACTCAGTGATCCGATTTATGGTGGACCGCGGATCGGACGGAGAGCGGATAAGAACCTTTTCGAACGAACACTCTACCAGGAAATGTTGGCGCCTAAACAAAAGGGTCGGGATCTTACAGCTCTTAAGCGGGTGGGATTAGCTAAGAATCTCCCCGAGGACGTTGAAGGAATAATAGGGCAGTTTCTCACAGGTAAAAAGGGAACGACCGGCTCACAGATGGACCAATTACAACAAAGTACCGGTGTATCCATGGCACCACGCCCGAGTGGACGTCCTACGGGTGGTCGCACTCGCAGACGTCGTGCGCGGAAAACTCGTCGCAAACATAAGTAATGACGTCGAATCTGCCAATTGGCACGGAAATTGAGACTACAAGGGAAATCCTTGGTATCCCTATGTTTGTTAACAATGTATACAGGCAGGGTACTATTGCTGCAGGACAGCTGTTTACAATTACTGAGAGGCGTGATGTAGCTCCCAACCTTGCACCTCATTGGGGAACGTATGTTTACCGTGCTACGGCAACTGTCGATGGCGATAGACACGATGTTGAATTCCGGAGCACCTACTTTGACGACGGCAGCGTGAGAGTCTCGATGCGGCGGAAACTCAAGGCTCAAGCACGAGATCTGGCAAACGGTGAAGTCGCGGGAATTCTGCGCCATCGTGATAAGAACGCAGGTCTTGCACCTGAAGGATCTGCGTTGGATCGCGCGATGGCAAGCGGAATCCTACCCGGCCTGGTCGGTCAATTTTTGACTGATGACAAGAACATCATTAAGGGAAGCAAGGGTGAAGTGAAGCAGAGTCTTCGTAATATCGGAGACAAGGTTCGTGGGAGACGCGGGGGTCGCCGTCGCCGTAAAACTCGTCGCAGCCCTAAGTAATGGTCGAAGAGGTCTCCTTTGGAAAACTCACATCGGGAAGTCCATATATTCTGATTGAAGACGGATTTGAGGATATGCCGAGCGGAGGGGTGTTTGACTCGTATGTAAAAGTTGGCCGTCGTTCAAAGGCACGTTTTAATAGGGTTGAAAATCTCGTCGATGAGGATGCTGCGTTTGGTGGTGCGCCACTCAGGGATGGAATTATGTTTGATCCTCGTAGAACCCGCTTTCTTCGTGACATGTCCCATGTGGTACGAGCAACGAAGAAAAAAGGGACCGATCAAATGGTTCGTGAAGTGTATGATTTGAAAACGGGACAGGAGGGAGGTCCGGGAGGACCTGGCGACCTCATTCGTAAGTTCTTGAAAGCAAAACCCCCGAAGCATGCGATGGGTGGACGGACCCAGAGGCTTGGTCGCGTGCGAAAAACTCGTCGCAGCCGTAAGTAATGGTCGTTCCAATTGAAGCTGACAGTCTCATCAAAGGACACAGGTATATGACGGTTCCCGCACCTCGTTTTGGACCACTTCATGGACCGGTTCTTGGTACGTTTGTGAGAATTGACGGGGATAATGCAATCTTTGAAGACACGACGGTTCCCCAGGGGGCAAAGACGCATCTGAACTCATTCAATACAACGCGGTGGCGGTTCCTGGCACTGATTGGTGATACGATCAAGAACAAGGCAGTCGATCAGAAGGTTCGCGATTTTTATGAGAAGAACACGGGGGAGGACGGCGGACCCGGAACTGGTCCCGCTGATCTCATTCGGGGATATTTAGGTGTTAAGGTCCCCAAGCACGCTGCGGGTCGTACTCGGAGACGGTCCCGTAAAACTCGTCGTCGCCATAAGTAAATGGACCACGCTTGGCTAGCGGCTAAGATAGCCAATGACACTGCGTTTAATCAGTACGCCACTGCTAACCCCAACGCAACGGACGCTCAGTTAGACGCATGGATGACAGCTAACCCTGGTCCCGGTGACGCGCCCTCCGCGGCTGCCGCAGACGCGTACATTAACTCGATATATGGGTTACCGCCGGCGCCACCGGCGCCACCGCCGGGTCCTCCGGTAGCACCACCCCCGGTTGAAGGCGAGGTTAGATATACAGACCTTGTTCCCGGACAACGGTATGTAATTTCGGTTCGCTCGGAAGCTGATGATGGGCTGGATTTTGAGGATCTACCCTACGAAGGTGCATATGCCAATTTTGGAGAGTATGGTCTTCAGTTGCTAAAGTTTACAGGAGTGACTAATAGAGACGGAGAGTTGATAGATCACGAAGACGTACTCGGTGAAGCACGCTTTGAGCCCTTGCACTATAGGTTTACTATACTCGGAGGTCCCCTACCAGCGGATATACCACCTAAGCCGTGGCCCCAACGCAACATCCCTCCGAACACTAACGATGTTGTCTATTCTATGGAGATCACAGAGGGTATGGATATGGTTGATTTTCATGGTGAGTATGGATTTGGTCGGTATTATCCATTAGACGTGTACAACGACCTACATCTTCCTAAGCTGAATCCAATCACTCGCCAGCCAATCCTGCATGGCGATGTTGAATACTATACTGCACACATTGCGCCCGCGGGTGCTCGTCGTCGTCGCCGGCAAACAAAGAAGTCCAAGCGCCGTGCCCGCAAAACTCGTCGCCGTCATAGATAAATGGAAGGTGAGATTAGGATTGCTGATCTCGTTTCCGGACAATCGTATATGATTGTACCGCGTGATCCCATGGACGATTTTTTTGGAGATTCACCTCCCTACACGGGTACATTTGAGAGGATTACAGAACTTGGTTCGGTAAAGTTTACAGGAGTGCGCAATACACTCGGAGACGAAATAGACCACTTTCCACTCCCATCTGGGCAGGATCTCTTTCAACCACGCGATGTTGTATTCATGAGAATTGGTGATAATGGAGTTGGCGAGCTACCACCTAAGCCATGGCCCCAACGTAGTATTCCTCCAGGAAGTGAAGATGTTGTCTATTCTATGGAGATCACAGAAGGTATGGATATGGTTGATTTCCACGGTGAGTACGGACACGGTCGGTATTATCCGTTAGAAGTGTACACCGACCTACATCTTCCCAAGCAGAACCCAATCACTCGCCAGGTAATTCTTCCCGCCGAAGTTGAATACTACACTGCACACATTGCGCCCGCAGGTGGTCGTCGTCGCCGTAAGACCAAGAAGTCCAGCCGCCGTATGCGTAAAACTCGTCGCAGCCGTAAGTAATGGACGACGAGATCCCCCACACGAGTCTTGTTCCGGGACTAAAGTATACGATTCACAGTGACCTCGAGGAAGATGATGTGGGATACGACGCAGATGCACCCTACACGGGTGTCTTTGTATCCCGAAGGGGGATACGGACTACATTTAGGGACGTCAAAAACAAGAGCGGGCGAGACGAAGGTAACATGGAGTTTGGACAGGAGCATTATTATGTTCAGGACGCCTTCCGAAAGGGTCGGGAGCTCACAGAGGCTAAGCGAGTCGGTCTTGCAAAGAATCTTCCCGAGGACGTAGAGTCTGTGATAGGACAGTTCCTAACGGGTAAAAAGAAGTCAACGACCAAAGGGCAGATGGATAAACTGAAGCAAGACACCGGTGTATCGTTGGCTCCCCGTGCGGGTACACGCCGTAAGATCACATCTAAAAAGAACTGTGCACCTGGGTATGCAGTCTATAATTGCGCACTGAAGCGCAAGACGCGCCGTCGCTAATCAAGTAGCATCGGCAACAACAGTAGAAACACAAACAAACTGATCAACGCAATTGCCACCGCCTGTGGACCCATCAACAGCATCATAAAGAACGCGCAGAGAGCAATTAAGAACGTAGTCGTCATCTTACCCCCAAGATGGATTTGGTTTGACCAAATGAAATCCATTTTACTAATATCGCCGCGCAAGTGCGAGCTCCAGTTCTCCGCTCAATTGTTTTTGAAGAGGGGATGTCAGAGTTGGACGAAGTGTTTTAAGGTTTAGTGTATAAATTGACTTACTCTTGAAATTGTCTCGCTCCCTGAACGTGATGAATGTGATTCCTTCCCATGTGTGAATTCTACCAATGAAGTGATCCGCGCTAAGACCCGCATTTCGCCCCACAGCGTGAATAAGCTCCATCATCGTTTGCTGAGGAGCTTCTGGTTGGTGATAAGGCATTGGGATCGACGTTACGAAGTCACTGATGAGCGACAAGAGGTTAGTGTAGGAATCTTCGGGCGACATCTCTACTATCGACTAATCTTACCAAATCAAATCCATTTTAGTCGCTGTTGTCCTCATCCTCATCTTCCTCATCATCTTCATCCTCGTCCTCATCTGAATCACTGGATGTTGATTGTCAGAGTTCGGACCCATCTGCG